GGTCTTTAAGTAAAGGAGAAGGACAACCTGCAGCTTATAAAGCAGACAGAAGAGATTTTTTAAAAGCAGCACAAGGATTAGACAACTTTGATAAAAATGTTTTATATTTTTTAGGCGAAGGTTACGATCAATTTAAATATGGTCAAGGTGGAGCAAATTTTAAAAATATCATGGATAAAGCATTTCCTGATATTTTTCCTAAATACCATAAAAAAATTAATTTAGCTAAAGGTGAATATTTTACAAATTTAAAAAAAGTGTCTGACTTAGCAGGTGTAGATTTTAATACAGTAGTAAATAATATTAGAAAAGAAAATGCAAAAGTAAAACAAATATTAAAGTTAGATAAACTACCTCCAGATATGAAGACAGGATATTCTGGTGATCACCTTGGTGGAATAAAAACAGCTATAATTACAAACGATAAAAACTTTGCTAGAAAAGTTTTAGAAAATGTAGTTGGCTCCACACGACAGAGAAACACAGAATTAGGTTATAAACTTTTAGAACAACCAAAAAATAGATTAGTAAAAAAATATTTAAAAGCAAAAACTAGGACAGAAAAACAAACTATAGTTAATGACATAAATAAATTAATTGAAAAATATGACCCTAACACACAAAAATTTAAAATTGGAAAAGGTGGTAAATTAGATTTTGATCCTTTAATAGTTCAAAAAACACCAGAGGAAAAAGCCAAGGGATACCAACAAGCAGCAAAAAAATTCTTTCCAGCATCTACAGTTAAAAAATTAAAAGAGATGGGAGTAAATTTATTTACTAAATTAGAGAAAGGAAGTCGTACTAGAAAACAATTTGAGGCTTTAGTTCCAGGAAAGTTTGATGCGGCTGTATTAACTCCCTATGATTATATTACATCTATCGCTGCTGGATATAGTATACCAGAGTCTTCTTTAATAGCTGCTTCAAATCTTTTACCGAGAAAAGTTCAAAAAATGTTACCATCAACGTTAGGTTTATACGAGATACAAAAAGAAATAAAAGGTGAGTTAGAACCTGCTGGACCGTTATTTAATTTAGGCGATGGTGAAGAAACTAAAACAGGAAAAAAGATTAGAACAACAATAGAAGATCTTATTGGTAAAGTTAAAGATAGATTTGGTGATGATTCTATCGGCACAGCAGATGATGTTCAAGAACCAGAATCAGCAGAACGAAGAAGAATGTTTGAGGAAGCAAACGAAAGACTTGGAAACATAGATGAGATGGAAATATCTGACATCGACAATCCTTTTATGGCTGCCATGGGTGGCCGTGTCGGTTTTCAAGATGGCACTACACCAGTAATCCCGGGCAACGAACCTGACTACAGTGAACTACAAGTTATGATGGACAACCCTAATGAGTACAATACATTTCCTAAAGGCACGTTTACAGAGGAGCTAGACAAAGCAGTTTACGGAACAAATGAAGAAAAAACTCTTTTACAAAAATTTAATCAAATGTTTTTAGATCCAAGGGTCTATCCATACTATGCTCAAAAAATAGCATCAGGCGCAGCCAACATACCAGAACTTGCTTTTAGATTTCCAGCAGCTCTCGGTTATCTTTACGGACAAGGCAATCTTGCTTTAGCTTCAGGTGATTTAGATAGAATAAAAGGAAAAACTTTAGTGGAAGCTTTAGAAATATTAGATCCAAAATATACTAGAGAAATAAAAAATACTAAGTTTGGAGATGTAATAGGCATATCTGACAAGTCCATGGATGAACAAGATAAAACAGAGGGACAAAAATTTGTTGGAGATACATTTCAACTAGGTGCAGAAGCAGTAGGACCAGCAACACCAATTTTTTTATTTAAAATGTTTCCTAAGTTACCAAAACAAATTAAAGATTTAGTTGGCACGGCATCTGCTGCGGACAAAGTAAATAAAGAAATAGAAAAAAATCTGGCGGTAGATCAATCAAAAAGAGATTTAATTTTAACTATAGGCGCAGGCGGAGCTGTCGCTGCACTTAAATTTTTAGGATTAGATAAACTTATTAAAGCACCCAAAGCTACAAAAGCTGTGACATCCGCTGTGAAGTCAGGTGGCACACCACAATACTTTTTTGATTTTGTAGATTTAATTAAGAGAAAAGGGAAAGATGTTTCTGATGCACAATCAGTAGTTGAGAGACAAAAAGTAATTCAGTATAAGGACTACACACTTACCGACACTGATGGATATATAACTGTTAGAAAAACAGATGAAGATATGGGCCGTGATGAAATGATGGAGTACACACCACCAGAGGGTGTTGTTGATGAAGCAACAGGTAAAGCTAAAGAGGTTCCAGCACAATATGATGAAGTAACTGCTAAACCAGATGCAAACGATCCTGGTAATTTTGATACTGATCAAGGCTTTGATTCTATTGATCAGGTTTTAGAAGAACTAGCTAAAGATGGAAAAAAATACACAGTAAAAGAGTTAGAGGAAATGGGCATTAATACTTTTGTAGGCGATGATATAATTCCTAATAAAGTAGAAAAAGCAGAAGGTGGTATTATAGCAGGTGTTAAGTCAGGACCGGCACCAAAATCAGGGCCTACACCTCATGGGTTGCCTTATCTAGCTAAAAATGTTACACCAATCAAGGAGCGTAAATAATGGCAGATATTGACAAGACTCTTTCAGAGTTAGGTACCTCTGTGAAAATTGAAGGACCTGACCAAGAAGTAGAAGTTCAAAAACAAGAAGAATTAACAAAACAACCTGTAGAAATAACACCTACCGAAGATGGTGGTGTTGAATTAGATTTTGACCCTAGCAAAGTAAACATTGAGGGTAATCCAAACCACTTTGACAATTTAGCTGCATTATTACCAGATGAAATTTTAGATCCTATCGGATCAGAAATGTTTCAAAATTATACAGACTATAAAGCGTCTAGAAAAGATTGGGAGAAATCCTACACTGATGGGCTTGACTTACTCGGATTTAAATATGAAAACAGAACGGAACCTTTTCAAGGTGCATCGGGTGCCACGCACCCTGTACTAGCAGAAGCTGTAACACAGTTCCAAGCTGGAGCTTACAAAGAATTGTTACCAGCAGAAGGACCAATCAGAACTCAAATTATTGGTAATAGCGATCCACAAAAAGAATCTCAAGCACAAAGAGTAAAAGAATACATGAACTACGAACTTATGGAAAAGATGGGCGAGTACGAACCTGAGTTTGATCAAATGTTATTTCACTTACCACTTGCAGGTTCTACATTTAAAAAAATTTATTATGATGATTTATTAGGCAGAGCAGTTTCTAAATTTGTGCCGGCAGATGATTTAGTTGTACCGTACACAGCCACATCTCTTGATGATGCAGAGTCAATTATTCATGTTGTTAAAATGTCTGAAAATGATTTACGTAAACAACAAGTCGGTGGTTTCTATAATGATATAGAATTAGGATCACCCGCTGTTGTTAGAAATGAAGTTGAAGCAAAAGAAAGAGAATTAGAAGGTACTAAAAAAACTGGAAGACCAGAAGATGTTTATACTCTTTTAGAATGTCACACTAATTTAGATTTAGAAGGTTTCGAAGATAAGGACGCGGAAGGAAACGATACAGGTATCAGGCTCCCATATATTGTAACTGTAGAGGAAGGTTCGCGAAAAGTTCTTTCTATTAGAAGGAACTATGATCCCAATGATCCAAGAAAAAATAGAGTACCTTACTTTGTCCATTTTAAATTTCTGCCAGGACTAGGTTTCTATGGATTTGGATTAATCCACATGATTGGCGGTCTGAGTAGAACGGCAACGGTCGCTCTCCGTCAATTATTGGATGCTGGTACATTATCTAATTTACCCGCAGGATTTAAACAAAGAGGTGTAAGAGTTAGAGACGAAGCTGCACCTATTCAACCTGGTGAATTTAAAGATGTAGATGCACCTGGTGGAAGTATAAGAGATTCTTTCATGATGCTCCCTTACAAAGAACCATCAGCAACATTGTTGCAATTGATGGGTATTGTAGTTCAAGCAGGTCAAAGATTTGCTGCTATTGCAGATATGCAAGTTGGTGACGGTAATCAAGGTGCTGCTGTTGGTACAACAGTTGCTTTACTTGAAAGAGGATCACGGGTTATGTCTGCAATACACAAAAGACTTTACACATCCATGAGATCAGAATTTAGATTACTTGCAAAAATATTTAAAGTTTATCTACCACCTGTATATCCTTTCGATGTTGTTGGTGGCAGAAGAGAAGTTAAACAAATGGATTTTGATGATAGAGTAGATATCCTACCTGTTGCAGATCCAAACATATTTTCAATGTCACAAAGAATTACTATTGCACAAACAGAATTACAACTTGCAACATCAAACCCACAAATACATAATTTATATAACGCATACAGAAAAATGTATGAAGCTCTCGGTGTAAAAGATATTGATAAAATTTTACCACCACCAGCTCCAATCGCACCAAAAGATCCTGCCTTAGAACACATAGATGCGTTGGGTGGAAAACCTTTTCAAGCTTTTAGAGGTCAAGATCACAGAGCACACATTACGGCTCACTTAAATTTCATGGCAACTAACATGGTTAGGAATTCACCATCAGTTATGGCTGCATTAGAGAAAAATTGTTTAGAACATATTAGTCTAATGGCTCAAGAACAGATAGAATTAGAGTTCCAAGAAAAAATTGTAATGCTACAACAGATGTCACAACAAGCTCAACAAGACCCAATGGTGCAAAAACAGCTTCAACAACTGTCTCTAGAGATGGAATCTAGAAAAGCTGTGCTAATTTCTGAAATGATGGGTGATTTTATGGAAGAAGAAAAGAAAATTACATCACAATTTGACTCTGACCCACTTTTGAAACTGAAAGCAAGAGAAGTTGACCTTAAGGCAATGGAAAATGAACGTAAAAAACGTTATGATGAGTCTAGAACTGACTTAGATAGAGCAAAATTAGTCCAATCTAAAGAAATTGCAGAAGATAAGATGGATCAAAACGAAGATTTGGCTAAATTAAGAGCTGGAGTAAGTCTTGCAAAGGCTGGAAATCCAGGTATAACTGCAATTGAGATCGACGACAAGTAATAAGGAGCAAAAACACGATGATGAACTATAAAAAACAAAAAATGATCAAAGTTCCAGCTGAAAAAGTTGAGATAGATCCAAGATCTAAAACAACAGCTGACAAAGCGTTCAATTACATTGCAAAACCAGAAGTGGTTGGTGTAAGAGGCACGAAAAGAATGAGATCAGACAAAAGAAAAACAGCTATCGTAGTATAATCATGGCTTGGTTCAGTTTAGCAAAGATTGCACTACAAGCTGGAAGCAAAATTTACAGCAATAGACAGAAAACTAAAATGGCTATGTCTGATGCACAGCTTATGCACGCAGAAAAGATGGCTCGAGGTGAGGAAACTTACCAGGGCAAACTTTTAGAAGCCCGTCAAAACGACTACAAAGACGAATTTGTGCTCGTTATAATTTCGGCGCCAATCGTGGTGCTTATGTGGGCAGTGATGTCGGACGATCCGACTGCTATGGAGAAGGTAAAATTGTTTTTTGAGTATTTTCATGAGCTTCCAAAATGGTTCACGAATTTATGGGTGCTTGTAGTGGCGAGCATTTTTGGTATAAAGGGTACACAAATATTTAGAAACGGAGGAAAAAAATAATGTCAAAATATTTTAAAGCATTTAATACAATTAAAAATTTAGTTAAAGGTGGTAAGAATGTTGCACCAACAATTACAGGTGTTAAACCTGGAAAAAATCTAAAAGCAATAAGAGAAATGAAAGATGAATTCATTAAAATGGTCGATGATAAGTCTAAAAATTTATCTATTGATAAAAAAAGCCAATTAAAAAAAGAAGCTGTTAAAGGAATAGAAGAAATTAATAAAAACTATGATAAAGGCCCAGGCAAGCTAGAATTTAAAAAAAGAGGCGGTAGAATTGGTTTTAAAAAAGGATCAGGTAGAACTGGCGTACCAGCTATAGATATTAAATCTGCACCAACTAAAAAATTATCTGAAAAACAAAAAAAGATAGCATCGTTAGCAGGCAATCCTAAAAAAATTGATAAACCTGATTTTAAAGTTTTACAATCAAGAAGAAAAAACAAAAAGATTATATAATGGCAAAACTTTGTCCTAGAGGAAAAGCAGCAGCAAAAAGAAAATTTAAAGTATACCCAAGTGCGTATGCTAATATGTATGCTTCTGCAGTTTGCTCTGGTAAAGTTACACCTGGTGGTAAGAAAAATAAAAAAGCATCTGGTGGTAGAATAGGTTTTGACACAGGTGGTGGCGTTAGAAAAATTGCAAAAGGATGCGGCGCTGTTATGAGAAGAAAAAAAACATTATACATCTAATGGCTAAAAAAGGTTTACGTTCATGGGTAAAAGAGAATTGGGTCGATATTGCAAACAAGCGATCGGATGGCTCGTACCCGAAGTGTGGACGAAGTGGTGGAGAAAAAAGAAAAAATTATCCAAAATGCGTGCCTATTGCGAAAGCAAGAGCGATGTCCAAAGGGCAACGTGCGGGTGCCGTAAGAAGAAAACAAGCTAAAGCAAACGTAGGACCAAAACCAGACAGAGCTGCAACATTTGCACCTAAAAGAAAAAATATGGGCATGGGAGGTTTGGTTTAATGTCTGTAGTAGGAATAGCATTAAGAGGGTTTGGTAAAGCTCTTAGAAAAGTTGAAGAAAAAGCAGATACAATTTCTGAAAAAATGATTAAGGAGATGAACTCTCCAAAACCAACAGAAAAAGCTAAAGGATATACAAAATTAGTTGGTGGGACATTAGCAGCATCTGCAGCAATGCCTAGCACAGTAAAAGAACCAGATCCAAGAATTAGAAGATCTAGAGGTGGCGACGTAATGCCAAAAAGAAATAAAAAGAATTTCCGTCCAACGGAAAAAGGTGCAGGCATGACAAGAGCTGGTGTGGCCGCATATCGAAGAGCAAATCCTGGCTCAAAACTAAAAACAGCCGTGACTGGAAAAGTTAAGAAAGGGTCAAAAGCTGCCAAACGTAGAAAATCATTCTGCGCAAGATCATTAGGACAAATGAAAAAATTTCCTAAAGCCGCAAAAGATCCAAATTCAAGACTAAGACAAGCACGGAGAAGATGGAAATGTTAAATGCAATTAGAAAACGTAATAAATAAGTTAATAAGATACGTAAACAAAAGAACACAGGAACTATCTATAGCTGTAACTTCAGGTGGTATTGACACCATGGAAAAATATAACTATATAATAGGACAGATAAACGCCCTAGAGGCAACTAAACAGGAACTCTCTAACCTGCTAGAAGATAAGGAGCAAAATGAAGGAACAGTCATCGACATCAAAAATCCACCTACCAAATAAAGAGCTGGTAGGGGTCAAAAAAGAAAAAGATTTATCAAAAGAAGATTCACATAAACTACCACAACCAACTGGTTGGAGGTTGTTAGTTTTACCTTTTAAAATGAAAGGCAAAACTAAAGGCGGTCTATTGATGGCCGAATCAACTTTAGAGAGACAACAAGTTGCATCTCAATGTGGTTTAGTTTTAAGAATGGGTCCAGATTGTTACAAGGACAAAGAGCGTTATGCTGATGGTCCTTGGTGCAAGGAAGGGGAATGGGTAATG